CGCCATCGTACGGGCAGGCTGTGGGCGGGACACTTTCTGCCTGCCGCTTGACGCTGGAACGCTCTCTGAGGGTGCTGTAGAGGGCATACCAACCGTTGTTTGTGGCGATGACTCATCACCTCCCGCAGGTTGATCCACCAAACCTAATTGCGGTCTAGGGAACATCATGATTCATCACGCGTTCGGCTGAGCAAGTAGATCAGGCTTCCGCATGATCTTGAGTCCCGACATGATGTAGAACACACCACCGAGAATCGTGCCACCCGAACCGGGGTCGGCAATGTTCACCGAAAGCCATTCGAAACCAGCGGAAAGCGAATCCGATTCGATCTCGAAAAACACAATCTGCTGATGCGTTGCGAACGTTGCTCCCGCAAGCGTCAGGGTCGCTCCGGCTGCCTGCGTCGCCTCAGTCCACGTCTCGGTACCAAGCAACGGAGAGGCAACGCTCTTGCGGTACCAATCCGTAATAGCCGCAAGGTTCTGTGACGTACCGCCGGTGTTTGCATTGTGCTCCTGTAGGGTGATGACAACGTCATCACTACCGGCCGATGCGGCATTCTTGGTGAGCAGAATTCCGCAGGTCTGGTAATTGCGCATGTGAACGCGCTTACCGGTGTTAGCTCCGGCGGCTAGATCGGCTACCGGATTGATTCCGGTAGTAATGTCGAAAACATTGCCTAGACCACGCATCTAATTTCCTCGCTCTCTCAGTTCGTCGCGCGGTTGCGGCCACGCCGCGTAGTGGGGGTGCTGGCGAATTCGTCTACCTCGCCAGTCTTGTCAGACTCGGTAACTGCGTCATCCTCGTCGTTCGGTCCCTCGGTGCCCTCAGCGGGAGCCTCAACGTTCGGATCGTCGATGGCCACCACTTCCACACCGTGAGCCGTTAGGAACCCCTCTAGGGCTTCCTCCGCAGCTTCCTTGGTGGCGTAGCCATCCTGTAGCACCGTGGCACCAACGCCAGGAACCGGGATGGTGGAAAAGATTTCCCACGTCACCTGAGAGCGCTCATCAGCTACCTGACGCACTCCGAACGTGTGTCCATTTTCCAGATTGCGAGCACCGTTGTCAGTACGAAACCACATGTGCAGAGTCTCCCATCACGCTAGCTGGACGAACGGGGAAAGGGTATTGCTGCTGCCATTCTGCGGCGTGATGGGAGCCTGTAGCCACGGGCGACCATCGACACGCTCGATCACACGGAATGCGGTAACGTCCGACTGGAATCGGAAATCCTCGCTCTGTCGCGCGCTCATCGCCTGACGGTCACCTAGCAGGTAGAAACCGAAATCGACGAAATTGATATCCCCTGCCGTACCGAGGGCACGCGCCTTTTCGGAAACGATGACGGGGTTACCGAGGATGCTGAGCGGCGTAGGCGAAAGGGTTCCGGAGTTGGTGAACGATCCGGAGTTGCCTAGCAGGATCGGGGAAGCGCCACCCTGAATAAACGGCATCGTCAGGAGGTTGAATACCGCATCGGGGGAAACGATCCACACAGCGCGGCTGAGGGACTGCGGAAGCATGCGAGAATACATACCCGCGATGTCCTGCCAGTCGATCGACTGCCCGGAAGCCTGCCGCGTGATCTGAATGCGCGCCGGTGCATTGATGAAGCCTAGGGGCTCACCAACACCACCACCGATGAAGAATGCGACATCCTCAAACCACGCAAGCGCCTCAGGGAATGCCTCATTGATGAACGCATCCATTGCCGGACGTGCATCCCGGATCAACTCATTCGGAACCTCGCAGTACAGAACGAGTTTGTTCGCCTTCAATTCGACTCGGCCGAACCGGGGCTGCGTCTCCGTGAGGGTCGCACCTTCCTCAGTCCAGAAACCCGTGATACCGCCGAACACGCTCGAAACATTCGACGTGCTGTCAACGGTCGGGAACGGGACGGTAAGGCTGTCCATGGGGATCACGCGGGCACGGGATCGCACGATGGCGGTTTCCAGCGCGACGCGCAGTAGCTCAGCCCGGAGGATTTCCGGAATGAGGAAGCCACCATCGGAAGGCTTGACCGAGGAAAGGTCATTCTTCAGCGTGTCAAGCTTGGTGGCTAGACCACCATTCTTGAAAGCGTGTTCCGAAATCGAGTGGAGGAAATCGGAAGTGTTGGCAAACATCTTGTCATGCGGAGCACCGATGGCCGAACGGTTGTAAACCGTATTCGGCTTGATCCGGCTACGGGCATTCGGGTTATCGAGATTGAGCCGATGCGCAATCTCATCCGATCCGCCCTGCTGATTCCGCAACCAGTCGATCATGAATTTCTCGGTCTGCTGAGAAACCTGACCCTCAATGTCCGGGTCATGCTTCAACCGAGCGTTAACCATCGCTTCCATGTGAGCGGCGAAATTCTCCGGATCGCTCATCAGTTCACGCATGGTGGCACGGTCGGTTAGCTGCTCGTGCAGCTCATCGGCAGTCTTGGGAACGGCAATCGTTTTTGGCATTCTCTCATCCCCACGCAGCTAGTAGATCGGTAAAGTCATTGTTGCTGTTGTGCGGTAGCGCAGGCTCAGGAGCACGCTCCCGCCCTAGGTACCTAAAGCCCCGGTTGGTTAGCCGGTGCTTGCGATGCATGAGGACAGCTAGCGCATGCTCCTCAGCGAGGTTTTGCGCTTCCTCGTCATCATCTTCTTCAGGCTTGTCATCCTCGGAATCTGCATTCTTGCCCTCGTCAGGCTCATCCTCATTCGGCTTTTCCGGTTCGTCGCCGTCCGGTTCCTCATCAGGTTTCGGAGGGAATGCATCCTCAGGCTTTTGCCGAACATAAAGCGCATCGGCTAGGCCACTGGTAATTGATTCCTCAGCGAACATCCATGTTTCAGCGAGCATCAGTGCTCGCCATTCATCGACGTCACCCTGAGCCTTATTGGCGTACATGCTCGCCACATTCATCGACTGCTCATTGAGCCAATTGATGCACTCTTTGAGATCAGCCGCATTGCCCGAGATATCAACCATGACATCGTGAATCATTAGCTGACTACCGGGCATCATCTCTAGCCGATCACCTGCGATTGCCACGACGCTTGCAGCGCTAGCGGCGATCCCATCGACCCGAGTGATGATGGTGCTTGAATGCTGCTGTAGGGCACTGCTGATAGCAATTGCATCTACCAGCAATCCCCCGGGGGAATTGATACGAACGATGATCTGCGGTGCGTCGATCTCATTAAGTTCATCAATGAAATCCTGCACCCCTACGCCGAACGATCCGCCGATCTCATCGTAAATGAAAATCTCGGCTGTGCCTGCGTCAGGGTTTCCGCCACCACCATCCGGCGCGCCATCTGTGTTGCGCATCTTGTACCAATTCAGTTTGAGCGTGCGCAGTGAATGCGCTAGCTCGCCATCCTGCATTGCGATGCGATCGAGTAGCCGCCCCTTGCGGAGGTTAACGGCGCGCAATCCGGGCTGTGGTCGAAACATTGTCACCTCCCTCTGTCCCTGGTAATGCATTCGGGTCTTCCGTTGTGGCACTGACTGCGGTAGTGGTGGGAATACCAACCCAGCGCATCGGCGGTAGCCCCATTGCCTCAGCCACGTCACTAGGGTCATAGCCTGCCCTAGTAAGTACGGCAGCCGCATTTGCTTGGCTAGTGCGCTCCCGATCCGCTGCCTCATGATTCACTGGCGTTGGATCGTCATAATCCAATTCCAGCATTTTGCCTTGTGCGAACTGCGGCAACAGGAAGGTATTAACAACATCCTTCCATAGAGCCAAGCGCGGAATCGTTTGATTCTCTGCCATGATCTCTTTGCCTGCCTCAGCGTTGGCGCGGTTGACATCGTCTACCGTTCCGAGCATCGGCTTAGGGAATGCGAATGCCTCGCGAATCACTTCCCGAGACAGGTCACGCAACTCAGCGAATTGCATGTCAGTCATGCTGAAATTGGATTCGACCCAATCCGCATTCTCTAGAACTGCAACTCTGTGTGCGTTGGAAACGCCTTGGTGCTGCTGCCTCCACCGATTGACAAAGTCGTTGAATTCCTTATCCGACATGCGGTAATCGACTTTGATGATGCCGCCTGGCCGCGCGCCATTGATGAAGAAATTCCTATTCCATTCTGCCGAATACCGCGCTGCGTCGATATCCGCCAAAACCGTTTGCACCGGCCCCCTACCCCGATAAGGATCATCGGGATTGGGGTACTTCAACTGAATTACCTGATCGAGTGTTAGGGGGACTTCCTCACCATCCGGCCCTGTGTAAATCCAACCGGTAAGATATTTGGTCGGGTGCTTGACGGGCTGCATCCGATCCGGGCGGACACACCACATTTCCAAAACAATGTTCCCGACTTTATAGAGAATGATGAAACTCTCGCCAGTCAGGTCCAAGTGCATTGTGGCTGTCTGCCTGAAAATCATTCCGGTACAGAATGGGTTTGGCATATCCCATACCGTCATGAATCCACTATTGAGGATTTCCGTCCGTCGTTTCTTGTCGCGTACCGAGGTGCGCTTGTAGAGGTGCCACTCAGTAGACGCAACCGCTGTGCTGATCTGCTGCACGATTGCGAACAGGGTTCCTACGCTTCCGTGTGCGTCGTACGCCGCTTGCACGCTTGGGTTGGACGCTCCCGACTGATCGAAGAGTCCACCTCGGTTAGACGACATCGGCACAGGTGCCACGTTTACCGCTGTGCGCATCCCTCCCATGAGGGTTGTTAAGAGATCCCGCATCGATTACCGCCCTGTCCTCAAATCCGGTGCTCGCCTCACATCATCGCCACCACCATTGTCCGACCCTGTTGTCAACGCTGACATTGCGAAACAGCTAATGCCTGCGGCTGCCAATCCGGCGATCATATTCCATTGCCACGCCGCCAATGTCAACAAAGAGAATCCAGCGATATGCAGCCCAATCCTAATGAGTGCATTCAGAACTGTAGAACTGCGAGTGCTTGCTTTGTTGGCTCGCTTGCTAATGAGCATGCTGTGTAGCTTTGCTGCTAGGAAATCGCGCACAGGCGGTAGCTCGCTTACGTAAGTCATTGCTTGTCTCCCCTTTATTGCTAATGGTGTCCGTCATGTGTTGACCATTGTCACACGTGCTTTGCCCTTTGCGAAATGCATCGACAAATATCGATCACAGTCAACCCCGTCATCGTCCGCCTTTACCGGCTCATCCTCTATCTGCCCTGACGTGCTCACCTTCCACACGTAGCTTGCGTATTCTTCCTCAGTGCAGGTAGGCGCTAGGCGATCGACCAACACAGGGTCTTTCTCAACTAGCGCATCTTTCATCAAATAGAATGTGGGATAGCCCGTAAGCGGATCAGGCTTTAGCCGCCGCTTGTGTTCGTTGATTCCCTCATACACATTCTTAATTGCCTTTTGTGTTCCTAGCCCCGTAGCAATTTCAAATGTGCGCCTGCCCTCTGCGTCCCAATCGCAGATGATTGCAACAGGCTTAGGCTCTATCCAAACCTCCGCCTCCTGCTTACGCTCAACACCATTCAAATGGTCGTACCACGTAGTTACCTCTTTCTTGGTAACAATGCTCATTATCTGCGATGCGTGTTCCTGCACAATGCGCCCTGTCATATGAATCTCTCGATACATATAAATGGCATCATCCTCAGGGTCTACCGCATAGCACTTCAATACGAATGGGTGACTAAAGCCAAAGTCTATTACCCAATAGCGTTCCCATTCGTCAGGCAGGGGCAGCCGGTTACCCTCTGCGTCGTATTCCCAATTGAGCACGTGGATAGCAGGGTCAAACTCCTCATAGACGATGCCCTCAGCGCTAACCCACAGTCCTAGCCTGAGGCGCTTGTAACGTACGCCAGTGAGGCTATCGAGAATGGAAATGTACCTAGCACCATCCTCCGTCACTTCATAGGAACCATCAGGCAGGAGATTGAACAGGCGCGGGTTATCCTCATGGCGAGATTCAATGAGAATGCATTTTCCATCGTTGCAGCGCAGCTTAAGCCAGTGCTTATCTCCCGCAGGGTTGCAGTCCATAATTAGCTGCTGGAAAGAGACTCGCCAGTTTCGGAGTCGCGTCTTAATAAATTCAAGGTCCGTGATGGTAATTTCTGTAGCTTCCTGCACGTACACAATGTCGTATTCGGAGGACATAATGCGTGTTGGATTATCCAGTCCACCAATGGTGACGGTAGATCCATTCTTGAATCGGTATTGTGGTGCCTCTTGCTGGCTTCCTCCATAGTAAACAACTTCCCCCGTTTCGAGCGCTTCCTTAACAACGAAATTGCGCCAAGTCACTAGAGCGGTAGAGCCTAGGGAGCGCTGCGTCTTACGCAAGATCAACGCACGCGTATTCTTGGTTAGCATGCAGACAGCGAATATCTTTTCTAGGCATGCTCGCGACTTGCCTGTACCCGCAGGGCCGCTAACTAGCACTTCCTCTGCGCGTGACTCAAACACGTCCTTACAGCCGCCCCTAGGGCTGTAAACGTGATTGTGCACCTCTCCTGTGATTATCTGTGCTTGCTTCATCGTAGGGAGTCCATATCTACGCCTTCAATGTTCACGTTAAGCGTGTCGCCTGTGCCTGCGTCACCCGATCCACGGTGCATTAGCTGCCCTAGCTCATTGGCTGCGGTAGTCAGGTAGGAGCGAAATTCGCGTACCGCCATCGCTAACTCAGCCCCGCCTACGAACGTGCCGTTTCGTATTCCGTCATAGATCTCATCGGCGATCACCTGCAAACGCTCTAGGCGCTCCGTTTTATTCGTGATCCATAGCTCTGCGAGATCGGACGGTGTTGGCTCGCCTGTGGCTTTTACAGAGGCGCTAGCGTCGGCAAT